CTGCTGCTCCTGTCGAAAGAACTTGATGCGTTCGTTCACTTCGACATACTGCTTACCACGGATGTTCGTGGTCTTGAATTTGTAGTTTGACATTGAGTTGAATTGAATTGTTGTGCAAATCTATGTTGAAAGTTATTCCTGTGCAAGTCCCTTGTTCTGTTTGGCCAGAATCCTGCACTTCATGTCCATCAAACCTATGATGACTCTGTCTATGTCTTCAAGGGCTCTGCGTGGGCTGATGTCCACGTTGTATGACTCATGAAAAATGGGTGCGATGTCCATCCCTCTGGTCACATTGTTCACCACTTCGACTGCTGTTGCATACTTGTTGCGGTAGGCTGGTGAGAACCTGATCATGGGTTCGTGCTCTTTGTTGTAGTGAACCACAGAGCTGTGGTCTTTCTCAAACAGGGCACCAATCGAGGCGTATGACAGGTAGGGACGAAGGGCATTTGACACAGCAGCGCGATGCTCCACCATGGGCCTGTGTCTTCTGACGTTGTCAATCTTTTCCCCAATCTGTCTTTCATATTCCGCCCTTACTTGAACGGCTAACTCACTCATTATTCCTCTCATTGTGTTGGGCTTTTGCAATCTCTAGGATTCGCAAATATGTAGCCAACACCTCGAACGTGTCAAGGACAGACGTATGAAATTTTTCGATTTCATCGAAGCTGATGCGGTCTGATTGCGGCAAGCCCAGGTCGTCAAGCAGTTCTTCTCCTGCTAGGCGGGACTTGAGTTCGTCCACCACCACACCAATGGTGATGGCAGCCACATCTACGAAGCCATCCGCCACATCTGAACCGCTTTGACTGAGCCATTCGTGAGTCCCCATCTTGAAAACATCAAGACGTACAAGCTTCCCCGCGATGATGGTAGAGTGCTTTCCATCCTGTTCTTGTTTGTCTACAATCTTGTGTATTTGTTTTTGCGTCATGCTTTGTATCTGTTTAGATGTTAGTTTGTATATAGGTATATAAGCTTATATACTGTTAAGAAGCAGGTGGTTCATCCTTTGATTCATTCGAATCATCATATCCCTCTGGTCTCCAACCACTTAACAGCTTCCTCCTCGTGTACTCCTCTAGGACTTGCGGGTTATCCTTCAAGAATCTCTGCATCTTACGTCGCCTGGCTCGCGGCGTGTGATCGTTCCTGCCTACGTCAAATTGTGGGACAGATGGGCGTGTTTCTTTCTTAGGCATAGACTCCTCTTTTGTATGTGAACATGACGCCCAGTTGCAGTCCATCTCTGTTGTCATGTGTGTCTGTAAACCAGTGCGGATTCTTGCGCGGGTTGTACTTGTAGTGTGTCATATCATCAATGTTGTATGACTTCATGCTGTAGTCCGCATCCCAGACGGCGATGTTCTCGCACTCTATCCACGCACAGACAGTCTTGTTTTCTCCGTTGAAGATTCTCTTCGCCGTCGCGGGTTGATTGCCAAGCTTGCAGTCAAGCATCTGGATGCTGTACGCATCAGGCTCGTAGTATTTCTTGGTGCCTCGCTTCTTGTCGAACACCTGCCACTTCATGTAGTTGTCACCTTTGGCGAGGTGGAATCGCACCCTGTATCTTTTCATCTTGTAAAATCAATTTCTGTTTTGCTTCGTAGTCGCGCATCATGCACTCAAGCATCATCTTGTCACGAGGTCTACGATATAACTCGTATGCCTGCATCTTGCGGTCGATCGCGTCTTCGAGGTACCGCATGTGTTCGTCTGTCATGAATCTATTTGTTCTTGTTGTTGCTTCGCAAGCTTCTCGAACTTCCTGACCCCTGTGTACATGTCATACCACGTCCTGTCTTCCATCTCATCCCAAAGGAAGTCAATAGTTCTGGCTGATGCCTCTTTGTGTGTTACGTTCAGTGCCATTGTGCTGACCAGATAGCATAGTGCATTCTCAGGCAGGTCATGGTTGTTAAGCTCTAAAAAATTGTAGTCGTATTCGCTTGTCAGGTGGGGGACCATCATCGAGGCAAGACTCTTGCGAGTCCTGCCTTTTTTGATGCCTGAATCCTTTATGAATTTCATACGTCGCTCCCAGATGCCTGGCGCGTGCCTTTGAACTATTTTGTCCCTGTTTTCAGACTCCACATGTGATCTCATGACGGCATATATCTTGCTGTAGAAAGCAAGCACATCATCGTACTCGTCTTCTTCGATGCCATGAGCCTCCATGAAATGATGTAAATCTTTCTTTAATGTGTCAGTGTCAACCTCCCTGATGGTCTCTGTTGGAATGCCCATGGACACCATGATTTCTGGGTTCCATAAAGCTCTTGCCATCTCTTGCTTCGACTCTGTAGACGTGATCGCCGCGCTCAGAATCTGAAGCTCATGTCCTTGCAGTTCTGTCATGTCAATCGCTTGGGGGATTCCTGTGGGATGCTATCAAAGTTCTTGCTTTCAAGTCGTCGATGTTCTGCTTTTATGTCTGGGTTGCTGAGCAGTGCCGCCCTCTTCAGCTCATAGTTCAACAGCTTGCCGCACTCTCCCACAAGCTTCGCTGTAGCTGTCGCTTTGAAGACGTCAATCTCATCGTTGTCTAACTTCTCTAGGGTTGATGTCAGCCTGTGAAACAGGCTCTTTGTATTTACTGGTTGCATAATCGTGGGTTTAATTAGTTTTTGTCTTCTTCACGCTTAGTGAGCTTGCGTTCAAGCATGGCAATCTGGTCGTCACGCAGGGCTACGAGTTCACGCTGCTCACGCCACGCTTTTTTGTACCTCTGCGTCTCGTGGCACTCGTTCTTGTACGATTTCTCAAGCTCTGCAATCTCGTCTGACATCAGGGCCATGTTGGTCTTGAGTTCCTCGTTGCGCTCGCCCACCTCTACGTTCTCGTCGAGTAGCTTGTCAGCGTATTGCTTCATGTTGTTGTATGCGTGTTCAAGCTCATCGACTTCACTCTTGAGTTTCTCAACTTCATTGGTGTACCCCATGCTCCTGTCTCTCTCTTCGACGAGTTGAATCTTGAGTTCACTGACCTCACGTTCAAGTGCGGCCTCATGTCCTGTGTTTACTTTGTATGTGTGCATTACCAGTCGATTTCTGCGTTATGATTGATTGTTGTGAGGTGTACTTCGTTGGAGAACGGGAGGCTCTGCACAAAGAAGTCGTAGGTGTCGTCTGTCACGATCACGCCACGCACATCTAATGTGACTAGCGCGTCGTCTGGGTATTCGTACAAGGCGTCGATGAGTTCAGCTTTCGTCATGGTATTCGTTTTCGAGTTGGTAAAGGGTGTCGAGTACCACTTGCAAGTCGTACTTGATGTCCGCCACCCTGTGGCAGAGGTCTTCGATGATTTCTTTCTTGGTGGTTGCTACGCTTACGGGCTGTAGCACGGGGTTTTGCTTTTTAGTCATAGGTTGATTTTGTAAATGGCTCTCCATTCTTCGCCTTTGTTGAAGTCCTCCATGGACTTGTAATCTGTGTCCATCATGTCGTTCCATTCGCGGAGGTACTCGTCCATGTTTTCAATGACTGCGCCATCGTAGTATTCGTCGTACTCGACCTGGATGTATAGTGATTTGCTCATTTGTCTTGGATGTGTCTGATTATGCATAGGATTCCCAGTGCCGTCAGGTACAAGCATAGTCCTGACAGACAATAGATGTCGAACGTGGTCATGAATTAAAGTTTGAATGTGGTGAGGTCGCCCCTCATAATCTTGACTTGATTGTCGTGCGTGTAGAAGGGAGGTTGGGATTCGAACACAACTGCCATCGTATGATGTACGCACCATCTGCGCTCCCTTGAAAAAGGTGGGGGTGGCATGACGTTTCATACACACCCCCTTGGTCAAACTTCACTCAACCAAATACTTTTTGTACTGCACCACCATGTCAATCGCTTGAATCATGGCGTATGTCTTCTGTTGCTCGATGGTTCCTGCCACTTGTGGCTTGGGCAAGGTAAACTTAAAACAGCCCTCCTCACAAATGTGACCCATCGTGGCACTGCCCATCATGATCGCCTGTGCGATGTCATTTGTCAGCTTTATCTTCTCTCGATGTGTCATTCTTCTTCTTCAGTGGTGGGATTGTCACGAAGTGAATGTTGTGCTTTTTCAGTGCTGCTTCTTGCATAGATGCAAGCTCTTTCACGAGGTTGAATTGTGTGTTGTCTTTGCTCATGTCAAGTCAAATGCTGTGCCTTTGAAGGCGTTTTCGAGGATGCGTTTGTTGTTTCCGTCTGCGTGGTACCATGTGTCAATGAGTCGATACATGAAGCCACCGCAGGTCTTCTGTCGTTGCTCAAGTTTTTCGTGCTGTGTCATGATTCGTTGTTTTTGCATTCGTCGCATACTTCGACACGCTCTGTGCCGTCAGGTATGGTGGGGTGTGAGTACACCGCAGTGTGGATGTACCCCTTGCCGTTACAGGTTTCGCAGTTCATAATTCTTGTTTTAAAAGTTCGAGGTGTTGGTCAGCCCTCCAAAGGACCTCCTGCTTGGAGATTTGGACGTACACATCTGGGTTGGATGTCATGACGAGGATGGTGTCGTCGCTGTAGAGTTCAGCGTCGATGTCGAATCGCTCGAAGCACGCAAGGCAGTCTTGTAGTGTGGATTTGTTCATGTGTCTTGAGTTTCAAATTGGTAGTCGTCCTCATCCTCCCACTCCGTGTAGTAGCAGTAGTCCGTCTGGAACGCGATAGTCATGAGGTCTTCGTCCGTTTCCTTGCCTTGCAAGGCGCGTTGAACAGCATCATCAAATGCCTCCCACCCTGCATCCTCCTCGCAGAACTGGTCTTGAATCATCGAGGCATCAACGTCCTCAATATCTTGCAGGATAGCATCCCTGTCCTTGCGGCATTCAGCCAAGGCATCCTTCTCGTACTTGGCGTAGAATACGCCGTCTCCAAAGACCCATCCTGCATTCATGCCCTCTCCTGTGACGTCACATTGTCTTGCGTATTTCATGTCAGCTTGTGATGTAATTGATTGGAATGAAGTATGCTTGCGCTTCTTTTATGTAGTCGTATAAGGATTGGTAGATAAAATATTTGGGTGCAGGACAGGCTTCTGATTGAAACCAATCTTCGTCCATGTATACCTGCACTTCAGGCCATAGCACGAGTTTGTATGTATCATCCATGATTGTAAAGTTTGAGTTGTTTAGTGTGTTCGTGTGTTACACTCTTCACTACGTTCAGAGTTGTAACACACTCACACTACATTAGTGGTTGGTGGGGTTGACTTCCCACACTTCGTCGAGGTGATATCTGTGCTTGCGTTCCATATATCGTATGAAGTTATCATAGTGGTTCTTGTCACGGAATGTTTTACTAATAGTAAACTTCCTCCCAAAGGGCATGATGAATTGAATTTTCAAGTCCATAACTCACGAATCATAAGCCATACGATGGACTGCAAATGTGCAGGTGTATACCCCATGTCATGCGACATACGTTGGAACCTGCGCTCCATGATGTCATATTGTTTGGGGGTCACTGACGTTTCAAGGGGCTTGCGCTTGTGTGATACACTTTGGAATGCCAATAACATCCACGAATCAATAGTAACAGCATCCATGTCCTTTGCCCCCACATTCAGAGCGAAGCGATGGGTCTTGCGGCTCGTATCTTGGATTGACCTGATGCCCTTGGCAATTTCAAATGCCTTCACCTTGTTCATGTCAAAGGTGCAACACTTCACACGATCGTGTGATACGTCGTCACGGATGGCTTGACATACGTTCCATGCGTCAATCTTGTTTCTCTCCCACTTGTTCCTTGGGGAGAGGGCTGAGATGACACCCCCTGCCATAACAGGGGAGATGCCAAACTCATTTGCCATACCCAAAGCGAACTCTTGGGCTTCGTCGTACCACACAAGGCCGTCTTGCTTCATGTCATGTGATGCCATGTCATGCCAGTGTGATACGTTGCGACGCATCTTGGACAGCGTCTTTTCAAATGTTTGTGGGTTCATGTCTGTTGATTGTTCAAGTATGCCAAAGCATCCTTGATGGTGGTACATTGTGGCACATTCTCCGTTGTGCCGTCAGTGAAGTGCAACTTGTTGAGTTCTGGGGCATATGCATGTCGCTCAAGCCCAAGGATAGGGTGGATTCTCTTCACGCTGTTTACTTTGTAAGTTCGACGAAGTTGTCACCCCAGTTGTCACACATGATGGTGTGTCTGCTTCCATCATACCCTGTACATACGGGGTTGAAGCCTGTGCTTTCGAGGTGTTGAAGGGCTTGCTTTAAGGGGTCACCAATGGCGTAATCATATGACATGACTACTGTGTCCGTGTGGCTGAACTCCTTTGCGGCAGGTTCAATGATTGCGACCCTTGCACCTTTGGTGTTGGTGGGGCCAAGGAAGGCCACTTCAAGGAGGCGGTAGTTAGGTGTATCTGACATGATGTGTGAAGTTTACTTGATGCGAAATTCTTTGAATGCGATTCTGGCTTCGCCAAGGGCGTCGAGTTGTCTTTCGAGACGTTCGATTGTCCATTGTGCCCGCTCCATGATGTCACGTTGGGTACGGATGGCACGCTTGGTGGCTTGCCAAATTTCTTCCTGTTTGTCCAAAGAGTCCATGAAGTCCAGCTCTGCTGGGTCAAAGGTCATGTGTGTATCTGACATGATATGTGTATTAGAGGCCTGAGCCGTTGTTCATGTTGAGCCAATCGTTCAACAGATTCCACAGAATCAACGTGGATATGATGATGACGCAAGTGGAGATGATGGATGAAAGCATGGGGTACAAAAATTTTGGTGAGGACGGCCCTCATTATCTTAGACTTGATTGTCAGGGGCACATATCACACGATCGTATGATATGCACCCCCATCACATCACATCAATTCAGCAAGCTGACGGAGGGACAGGTCACTGAAGCTGACTTCGTTGGCCGTTCCATCCAACGGAAACTCCAAATCAAGCTTCGCTTGAAAGGCTTGCAACACTTGCTCCTTTTGGGCTTTGGCCCTTTGTGTGATACGTTCCGTGCTTCCGTTGGCCTTGCTGACTTCAGCCACAGCTTTCTGTGCTTCCTTGACGGAAGCCCTGGGCTTGCCTGCCTTGCTTGGTGTGATAGGTGTATCAGGGCGGCCATGGAAAGCCTTTTCTTGGCGGTCAGCAACCCTCTGGGTAGGGGTGGCTTTCTTGGTCGTCGTCTTACGACGCTTTGGCTTGGCCTGGGCTTTGGGCTTGGTCACCTTTGGTGGCTCTTGCGTCATACCCTGTGATACGAGGAACTGCTTGAACAACTCCATCATCTCATCAGCCCCTTGGGGCTGTGGCTTCGATGCTTTGGGCTTGGATGCCTTGGGGGTGGGGAGTTCAACTGCTTCAACGAACTCAAGGAGTTCATTGATTGCCTTTCGAGCCTTGCCCTTCCTCACCTTGGAAGGTGAGAAGTAGAACTCATTGACTGAAACTGACACTGCCTTCAGCAGTGAAACACGATTGGTTGACTTTTTCATTGAAAATGAATTTGAAATTGTGAAGTTTGAATTTGAAAGGGAGGGGTCGTTACTGACACTGTTCGTAAGAACTCACAGTGTCTGTAACTCCCCCTCTGTTGGTTGGTCAGTCCATCAACTCGTTGATGATGGCTTGCTGTTCCTCGCAGGAGAGTTCACAGAACTCCGCATCAAGGAAGAGGATTTCAAGGTTTGGAGTCCAGAACAATTCAAGCAAAGCTTGAACACGTTCCTTGGTAACAGCTTTGCTGTTAGAGTGATTCGAAGAATCAAGGGTTGAATTGAAGTAGGTCATCGAAGATGAATTGTGAAGTTTGACAAGGGAGAAACAGACCCCCCAAAGGGGGTCTGAGATACTGCTTTCAGCAGTGGTGGAAGAACTTGATTTTCTCTTCCAAGGGAAGAGAGCGAGCCCACTTCCATTCCTCTTCGAGGACATCTTGGAATTTCATTCCAAAGGGTTGTAGCAGAGCTACAATATTTCTGAACTCAACAACTGTGTTGTTGACTCTGTCAGAAGCAGCGAAGTAAACTTCGCCATCTTCGACATCGACTTCAAACAAGGTTCCCTTGTCAGTTTGGTACTGAGCAAATTGAACAAGTTCAAATTGCTGCTCTTCCAACTCTTCGAGTTGACACTCGACTTCGTCGAATACTGCCTTCGGCAGCTTGATGTCCTTCGGACATTCGAGAACCTTGATGATTCCTTCAACGACGTAGTCGTTGTTGAACAGGGCTACAACTTCGTTGTAAGAGTACTGCTTCGCAGTAGGTTGAATTGATGTGTTCATCGTAGATGAATTGTGAAGTTTGACTGGCAACATTGCCGCCACAAAGGTAAAGGGCAGAACTGGCAAAATCCAACCCTCTTCTTCCCGCGTGATTTTTCCCGCGTGAAGGTTACGAAGTAACCCCTGCGAAAACAGGCGAAGAAGCGGCCTCGCGCCCAAGCATATGCGGCGTATGTGCGAGATTCGACGTTGTTAGTTTTAGTTGGTTGGAATAGTCAACAGCAAACCCTGCACGTTACTATATGTGGTCCTTTGGACTGCGCGTGGTAAGGCGTAGGGGTTTTGTCCCCCTGATGGAATTGTCAATACTTTCCACGGATTTGGCAGGGCCTTGGCGTTTCTCCTCCGTTGTTAGAACCCCTTGGGGTTCCAACAAAGCTGAAAAGATGTGCCAAAGTTGACCAAAGGTCAAGGGGAGGGGGGTCTCGCAGCGCATTTGTGTCTGCAGGTGTAGACGTGTATAGGTATATATAATCCCCACGGTGCGTATTTCTCAGCTTTTCCCCCAATGATCGTTCGCGCATCGACTTCGAGTGGGAGCGTTAACCACAGCCTGATCAGACACTTACACTCTGTCGCTTCAAGTGGCTGTTTAGGGTTGACTTTTACGATTTTCTTGTATAACTTTGCTAACCTATTCAGAAGGTTGTCACTGTACAGATGGTTGTGTGTGCACACAAAGCTGATGCGCGTACTCTCGTGGGTAACAACTATGAATATAACGCAGGGATAGCTGTGTTTTGTGCGTAACCAGGCTGTTGTAGTCCTCTGCAGAACGTTTATATTTGCAGGTATGAGATCTATATCGAAGAGAAAGCCTGGGATGCAGCCTATTAAGAGGTATGAGCATGGGGGTCCGCATGATATTCTTGGAAATCCTATCCCCCCAGCATCTAGGGCTGATACAGCTAGGCTTGTAAGTGCGAGTCAGGCTCAGATGCAGGAGCTTTTAGATCAAGGATATATTCCTTTTGGTGAATCAGACATTAAAGACACTGACACCAGAACAGACTTCATTAGGGCTGACAGAGGATTCTTTGCAGACGATAGCATAAAACTCAGTGAGATTGAAGATGTCATGCTTGAAAAGCCATGGCTGGCGTACAAGATGTATCCTCCTGGATATTCCGCCTTGGTCGCAGATGATCTGGACTGGAGCAGCGGCTTCTTTTCAAAGTATGCTAGGAAGGTAGAGAAGTTTGTTGAAGACAATCAGAGGAAATACTTTAGAGATCGCCCATTTAGTCAACTTAAAGAAAGTCTAGAAGAACTTTTAGAAAACAAAGACCAGAGATCTTTCTACAGAGTGACGCAAGATTTAAACAGGTTTGTAGATCTAGCCAAGCAGTTTCCTGGGAGAAACGACAATATGCTTTATACAGAGAGCATAAAGGATGCTGTTGGTGATTTGAGATCTTACGATCAAAAACTAGAACGACTTAATGCAGTTCAAGATTTTGCTGAGATCCCCGTTTTCCCATTGGACGACGAGGGCAATAGAAGAAGACGGACTGTAGAAGAAGAGTACGGGAGACCTATTGACAGCTCTCCTGCGAAATTTGGAGGCACAAGATCTAAAGAAGGTGCTCGATTCTATAGAGACATTAGCAGATCCAAAAATCCAAATCCATTTTATGCTGCTATAAATACAGCTGATCCAGATGCAATTGATTTAGATGAAGTAGAGGATTTGCTTTCACAAGGATATGGCCCACCCGCTGTTGCTGGTCGAGGAGATGCTTTCTTTGGTTCTGGAATGACAACTCTTGACCAGGCTGGAGCCACTATCACCAATGTGGGGAAGGAAGCCTACAATTTGATTTTTGGCACTCCAGATCAAATAATAGAGGAAGATGCGGGAGATCTTGGGAAGAATATAACTGTTATACCAGGCACGCAAGTAAACCTTGTGGATGTCCCTAAAGGTAAAGTGAGTAAGTTCAGCAACATCTACCCCACCCAAGCTAGGGATACAAGAATTCAAAAGGTCACTTTCAACCCTGTGACAGATCAGTTTGAGCCAGTAGAAGGTAGGTTTTACTTAGATAGGGAGGCTGAAGGCACTGGAGCTGTTCGAAGAGACGACTTGGTAAAGACTCTATTCAATTACGATGTTACTCCTGCTAGAAAATTAAAATTCTACAATGAAGAGCTTGGTGATGTTGTGTCCATCTTTGCATACGACTCACCAGAAATGCTTAAGGCGGCTGGTCTTGAAAGAAGCGCTTATGATATTGCAAAGTATGGGGATACACCAACCCCAGAGAAAACACGGCAAGAGCTTGACACAACAGGTCAATTCAATTACATGGCTCCAGGTTCGTCAGCTTCAGTCACGACTCCAGAGCACAGAAAACCGCAAAATGTAAAACCCCTGAAGGCCAGGCCTGCTGGCATGAATGTCGTCAAGAATAGAGACCTGAAGCCCATGTCTCCTATTCAGCTTCCAACAGGAAGAGCCCCTATTCAAATTGGTGCGCTTGCTCAATCACAGAGAGGAGCAAGGCAGGGTGGTCAGAGGCTGGATAGAGAGTACTATTACGACCCAGTCAAAAGGCAATACAGAGAACGACAGGTTGATAGCGAGAGATTGGGTGGAGCAGTATATGGGACAACAAAGTTGTTTAATCAAAAACAAACTCCTGGCAATCCAGTTTATGGCGGTAGCTATGAATTTTCTAAAGGCGGGAGGCTAATAAAAAGAGTTAGATCGTAATAGGTATATTTGCAATATGGCTACACTTACAGTTACAATACAAGAAGAACTTACCATCAACGGTAAAGACAGGGGTAACACCAATACGATCTCTCTTTCTTCTGTGAGTGAGGTTTACAGCAGGGTTCTTACTGTAGACAATACAGAACAGACTATACTGCAGTTTCAGGCATCAAGGCCAGCAGGTGGTGCATTTACTGACAACACCATGCAGTACTTGCGGATCACAAACCTGGCCGCATCAAATACTGTTGACCTTCGCATCCAGGACACCGCTAATACAAAAGAATACTTTGTTCGTATTGGAGCTTCTGAATCTTTCATGCTGTTCAATGATCTTGTTGATGCAGATGCTACGGCTGGAACTGGTATATCATTAACTCAGATTGAGTTGATCTCAGCTGAAGCCACAGGAACAGGCGGAGAGACCGCTGACATTGAAATATTTGCAGTTGCAACCTAATGCCTACAGTAAAAAAATATAAGGATGGGGGTGAGGGTCCAGGCGGCCCTTTCTCTATGACCAAAGAAGAAGAGGACAAGGCAACAGTCGATGTGCTCAAGGGGGACAAGAAGTTTTTCAAGAAAGCCAAGAAGGACGAAAAAAGAACTGGACGCCTTATTAAGAGAAAAGGCGGCGGGGCTGAAGGACTGGCTAAATTTCAAGATCAACTTCAACGTCGCGCAAAAAGAAAGCGAAAGAGAGAGGGGCGGAAACAAAAAAGACAAAACAGAAAATCAGCTAGGCAACTGGGTCGTCAACTCATGGCTAGGCGTGTGGGTAAGGCACTTGGTTTGGGCAACTCATTATCTGCTAAAGAAGCTGGCTGCCAGGGTGCTGGTTGCGGCGCATACGAATAATACCATGGAACTTAAAAAGAAAGATGAAAACGGGGGGTTGACTAATCGTCAGATTAGAAAAAACTCCAAGTTTCAAAATAAAGCTGCTAGAGATGCAGCTATTGTGACGCGAGGTGCAAAAGATTCAAAGGGTCTTATGAAAAATCTCAGTCAGTACGATGACATGAAAGACAAAAGGTCTATCGCAAAGCAGATGATTAGGGCTGGCGCCATTGCGTTGGGGGGTGTTGCCTTGAGCAACCTGAGATACCCATCTGATCCAACTGGGATGTCTATGGCGGAATACATCAAAGAGCTGCGTAGAATAAATCGTTGAAGACGTGAAGCTGTCAAAAAACTTATCACTGTCAGAAGTGACCAAAAGCCTGACGGCTAAACGCCTAGGCATAGACAATACACCAGATGAGTGGGTTACAGAAAATCTTAAGAAAGTTGCAGAGCATATTTTTCAGCCTCTGCGCGAGCATTTCGGAAGGCCTATATACGTGTCGAGCGGCTATAGGTCGCCTGATCTCAATGTTGCGATTGGCGGGTCAAAGCGCAGTCAGCATGTGGAAGGAAGAGCACTTGATCTTGACGGAGATGTATACGGGCGCGTGTCGAACAGTAGCATATTCAACTACATACGAGAGAATCTACAGTTTGATCAGCTCATTTGGGAGTTTGGTGATGAAGATAATCCTGATTGGGTGCACGTCTCTTATGTTTATGATGGCGTTAATCGTGGTAGGTGCCTCAAAGCTTTACGAGACGATGAAGGCAAAGTCTACTACGAAGTAATGTTTGGTAAATCACTCTAAGGCATGGCTCTATACGACGACGCATCATTCATCTTCTTAGCCTCTGCATCTGCTGGGCAGGAAAGAAAAGACGCTAGTAAGGTCTACAATGTAAAGCCAGCACCTATTGCTAGCAGTACAAACGCGCAGGATTTATCTACCTTCACTATAACTAACGTATCAAACGCAGCTAACTCTATCTCAGTTTCAGGAGGGGTAGCAACTTTTGCGGGGGATGGAAGTGAGTTTACGTACCTCGATAAAGCGTCAGTATTTGAAGCAAACAAAAAATACAAAGTAGTTGCTACGGTAGAGATTCTTTCAGGTACACAGGCTGGACAGGGGGTAAAGTTTCAAGATGGGGACACTGATGAAAAGATTGGTGTAGCAACTGTGTCAGGAAAATATGCTTTTTATTTTACTTCAGCTTCAAGCGGTGCTTTTTCGAGACTACGCATTGCTAGAAAAAATAGTGAATCTGAAACTGACGCTGCAGATGCTCCTTTTGAATTTAAGGTATCTGATGTGTCTGTCTCTGAAGTTGATGTATTGCCTGCAGACTTCGACATCAGCAGAGACGCCAACCTCATCGCCACTCGTGTAGGCCCTACTGGGTTGATCGAGAGGGGGAGGGAGAACCTGATCTTACAGTCTAATGGTTTTGATACTACGTGGACTTCTACTGATGTCTCTGAAAGCATTGGTCAAACAGGATATGATGGTAGCACAAATGCATGGTTGGTTACAAAGACTGCATCTACCAATTCTGCCCTAAGGCAAAACTTTACATCCTTTAGTGGTGTTACAACTTTTAGTGTTCATGCTAAAGCAGGTACTCTTAATGGCATCAATATTCAGGCCCGTAGTAGTGGTACAACTCATTCTGCTCAATTTGATTTGTCAAATGGAACATTGGGTTCAGACGCCAATGAGATTGATTCTAATATAAGTTTTGTTGGAAATGGATGGTATAGATGCTCTGTAACCTTTAATGCATCGTCTGTTAATCAGGTAAGGATTTTTGTTTGCACAGATGGATCAACAGTTGGGGCAGATGTTGGAACTATACTTATCCAAGACTCTCAGCTAGAAGCTGGTCTTGTCGCTACTGACGTTATTACCACTACATTTGCTGCAGCCACAGCTGGCATCAAAGAAGATGAACCACGCTTTGACTATCCTCTTGCTGGTGGTGCCCCGTCGTTGTTGTTGGAGCCAGAGAGACGGAACATTCAACCTATCAGCGAAAATTTCTCAGCTTACGGAACTGATGATGCTTCTGTAACTGCAAACGCTGACATATCTCCAGAAGGCGTTAAAAATGCCGCCAAGCTTGTAGAGGACAGTGGGAATAGCACTCATAAAATGCATCCCCCTAATGGAGACTCATTCACCTCAGGAACTACATACTCTATTTCTGTCTTTGCCAAAGCAGCAGGAAGGACTCAGTTTAAGCTGCAGGCTGGAACTACTGATACAGCTCCTTACAATGCGGTATTCAACCTTACTGGTGAATCAAGTCCAACTACCCCCACCAACAATGATGAGGGAACTGCCTCTATGGAGTATTATGGCAATGATTGGTACAGATGTAAAATTGAAGGATTTGAAGCGGATGCCACTGCTACAACTAAAACTAATTTTTTCTTGCAATCTTCAGGCAACGCATCCTATGATGGAGACGGAACAAGCGGAATACTCTTTTATGGACTTCAGCTAGAAGAAGGCCCCTATGCTAGTTCTTACATCCCCACTCACGGGGCTGCTGCTACGAGGACGGGTGAAGGAGAAGCTGTAGATACATTTAAAGCTCAGCTACCTACAGCTTTAAATGGCGCTAGTGCCTACACACTATTCATGGATTTGACAGTAACTGATCTTGAAGAAGAAACTGATTTTAGAGATGTTGTTGTTTTTAAAGACTCTAGTTCAGCAAGTACTAAGTATGCCTTCAAACTTGAAACATTTACAGATAGCGGAACAAGTAGCTTAAGAGGGTTTGTATATAAAACGGCTGACCCCAACGCTGTAGTAAGCATCGCTCATGACACAATAGCAATAGGTTCAAGATGTAAGCTGGCTGTTGTTGTTAACAGTGCCTCAGGTATTAAAGCTTTCTACAACGGATCTAGCACACCAGTCATAAACTACGCTGAGGTCACGACGTATGAAAGCGTAGACTCTATACAAGGCGCAGAACATACTATACCTGGTACAAGATCTAGAACTCGCCTTCACGCAATACACGGATACCCCTCTGCTCTTTCTGATGCTCAGTGCATATCCCTAACAACCCTCTGATACGCTATGGCAATCTTTAGAAAATACGAGTTTGGTAGCAAGTCTGCTGCTACCGCTAAGATCAATGCCTTGAGTGTTAACGAAGAAGGCAATCCAAATCACCGTCACTCTATTGTAAGGCTTGGTCACATTGTCACTACGCCAGGGGAGTATGATGCAGAAGGCAATGAAACTAAGGCCCCTGTGCGCTCAGACAAGTATCACGTTGATGTTTTGTGGAGAGGCGAGTATGACGAAAACGGTAATCAAATTGCTGTAGCAGATTGGGACAATCAGATGGTGTGGTGCCGCCCTATGGGTGTGCATACCTTTGGATCGTCTAGCGCCAATAGAGAGTATATTGCAAAATGTAAGGAGCTGCACCCAGAGTGGTTCCCAGAACCTGAAGAAGACTAACTATGCTTGGTATTAGTACAACAATAGCATCATCATCTTATGTTTCTAGACTAAGATCAGAGGATCTTACTGCAGCATTTACGTCTAGGGTTGTCGCTGACGGTGGTACAGTAGAAGACACAAATAGTCTTGAAAGGGATCTAAGGGAGCTTATTTAAGATTCTAGATCCCTGTAAAGAGTTTGCACCAGCAATCTGCCTCTTTGTGTAAGGGCGTATCTAACCCTATAGTTGTATTTTGTTTCTTCTCTAAATAAGTGATCTTCTCTGGTGTCAGAAGGGGTCATTCTGTCGAAGTGTTTGTACAATATCCCCTCTTTCACCAAGGGGTATACATACTCCACACCAATCTTATTTGAGGAGATGCCAAAGTCTTCTGATGCATACTTTAGAGTAAAGAACTCTAGGTCGTAAGCCCACAGCATAAACATGATTTCTTTTTGAAATATGCTGTGTTTTTCTTTTGCATTAAGGAGCTCTCTTCTCAGGTATTTCAGGTAGTTACGTTTTACGTACCTTTGATTAAGCTTCGAAAATTCTCTAAAGAGCTTTTTCTTAGAGACTTTACTTTTTGGCATTCAAATGGATTTACAGAACTACAAAGATATGGAGAGAGAAGGATTTTTGTTCGAAGTTCAGCAGATTGCACTGGAGATAGAATCGCTGATTGACAAGTATGACGTGAGAGAAGATGTCATGTCTTTGATGATTATAGGTCTGATTGATGAATTTGAAGACACTCATCAACTAAAGGCTGTGTATGGATATAATCTCAGAAATAGGGATGAGCTTGAAGAATTGGTTACATTTGCTCAAGACTCCTACAAAGGAGATGACGAACCAGACATTGATGATCTAATTAAAGGACTGGGCATAAGTTTGAATTAAATGGAAGGTGTAATCAGAAAAATCATCATAGGTCGTGATCCCAAGGACGCCATGGCCTACTATGTTGGCATGCGAGCTGGCAGCAGTAAGGTTAGCGCCATTGTCAATGATGAAGCTTTTCTATACAGGCATGGTAAGAACAGGTATCTTGTATATCTTGAGGAGGAAGATGGGAGCAATGTTTTGTGGAAGTCTGTAGACGACATGCCATGCATCATTGAATACGATCTAAACTTTTAAGATGGCCACAAGAACTTACCCAGACGGCAGTATTATTCCAGCTTCTTTGCCTGCAGCGTATAAACGCGCAAATAACAAGAGTCAATACTGCGGAAACTGTGTGTATTGGGTAGGTAATTACTGCACAAGATGGGAGGCAAGGGTAAAGGCGGGATATGTGTGTAATTCTTGGCAACCTAAACAAGCCATGTCTGTTGCTCCATCTATGGCCCCTGAGGTTGATGTATCTCCACCACCTGTTCCAGCCCCAACTGTTACACCTGCACCGTCAGCGCCTGTTCAGCCCCGTCAGGCTCCAGCACGCAGAACTTCAAGACGGTCATATGGATACTAAGAAATCTAGAGGTGTTGGTGATACTGTAGAAAAATTCACTCAAAGAACAGGACTAAAGCGCCTGGTCGAAAAGGTCTCAAAGGACTGCGGGTGCAGTCAGAGACGAGATAAATTAAATGAAATGTTCCCCTACAAAAATCAATGAAATCTTTAAATATGTTTATCGTTGAGCTGGATAGACCAATCAACGATACGATCTCAACCAAAAGCGGAGTTGAGTTATACATCGACACTCGATTCGAGGGCGGTGAGTTCAAATACAGAGTTACTGACGGGCCAGTCATAGCTACCCCAGCCAAGTATAAAACCCCAGTTAAAAAGGGGGATAGATTGTACTTCCATCATCTTGTTGTGATGCAGGGTGGGCAAAAGCTTACAGGTGTGGAGAATAGTTACTTTGTCAAATACGATCCAGAGCATGCTGTAAACAATCAGGCAATCGCATACAAAGACAAGAAAGGGAAGATACACCCGCTTGATGGCTGGAGCCTGTTGTCTGCTATTGAAGAGGAGGAAAAAGAAGATGGGACTATCGAGGTGGTGTCTTTAAAAGAAGAGCTCCCAACTAAGGGCGTCGTTGCTTTTGATTCAAAGGAATTGAAATCAATAGGTGTGAAGAAAGGCGATGTTGTTGGATTCAAACAAAACAGAGACTATCGCATTAAGATTGACGGGAAAGAATACTATAGAACTCGCATCGAAGACCTTTTATACGTAGAGCAATGATTGATAAAGAACACTTGATGGAGGTGCTCGCAGAAGAAGAGTGTCTTACTGCTGATGGATTTGATGCTGCCCTTGTGGGTTGCACCTATGGCCCCAATGTGGTTGCTGTGTATGACATCAACAAGATGATTGAGATTCTGATTGAAGAGGGCATAGAATATGAAGATGCAGTAGAGCATTTAGATTACAATGTTGTTGGTGCATACGTTGGAGAGAAAACCCCTCAATACATCAATTTTGTCACGCAAGAAGTTTACAACGATTGATGCTGCCCAGCGCTTGATGAGAAGCATGGAGACAGCCATCAACAACATGATTGATGAAGTCAAAAAGCCTGTTGATCCAGACATCAATGGGAGCGCTCGCAAAGCGGAGCTTCAGTCAATTAAACAGACGGCAACAGACTGCAAGGAGTTAATTGTAGAAAGACAGCGTTTAGAACAAATGATCAAAGACCTTACGAACAATGGATCAATCGAGCAAGCAAAAGACTACAGCGGAGGTTTCGCTGAAAGATACTCTAAATGACTGGCAGGCAATAGTCTGGCAAAAGAACAAAACTGATTTCAAATTCTGGGAGGAATCTTGGAATGATGAGTTTGAGGACTGATGCCTTACAAGGACCGCGATGTTAGAAGGGCTTACAATAAAGCCTATCAGAAAAAACACTACGCGAAGAACAAAGAGTATTATAAGTCGAAAGCAAAACAGACCAAAGCGCAACAAAGAAAATGGAATAGAGAGTTTGTAAATAGAGTCAAAAAGATTTTTAGTTGTATAGATTGCGGGGAGTCAAACACTCTTGTTCTTGATTTCGATCATGTCAAAGGCGAGAAGGTTGAAAACATAGCAGATATGGTTCATCGCCCCAAGTCTATATCAACGATAAAAGAAGAGATGAGAAAGTGTGAGATTAGATGTGCAAACTGTCACAGGATTAAGACACACGAAAGAAGAAGCTTATAACCGCGAGTATCCCCTCAAGCTTATACCTTGTAGAAAGGGTAACTGGTCACATGTGGGTTCAAGTCCCACTTCGCGGACACGCACCTGTAGCTCAACTGGATAGAGCAGCACACTTCTAATGTGCAGGTTTAGGGTTCGAGTCCCTACAGGTGTACTAAATTAAATTACATCAAATGGCTAAGATTCAAGTTTCAACCTATCAGAAGAAAAGAGTTCGTCGCAAGGGCGTTCACGCAAAGACGAAAACCTCTAAAAACAAAAGCTCAAAAACCTATCGCAAGCGATATGCTGGTCAAGGACGATAAATATGAGGACTACGCTATCTCAATTTGTCCCAACGGCACGCAAGGTCAAAGTATTGAACTTGGTGGGCTACTCATTATTCTTCCCGCTCAGCCTCCCAAAAAACAAATTGCAGGACATGAAAAGTCAAAGCGCTTGCAATTGTGGGAAAGGATTGATATGCCTCAGGAGCTGTCTAGGATTAAGTCTATGGATGAGTGGGCAGAAATGCCAAGGGAATTTAGAGAGAAGTTTCGTCCATATATCGAGGAGGAGTTTCGCCGTAGGCGTGAAGGCTTTTGGTTTTATAACAACGGTGTCGCTACGTATATTACGGGCAGGCACTACATGATGCTGCAATGGACCAAGATGGACATAGGCTATCCATCTTACCTTGCATTCCAACGTGATATATTTTTACACCTTGCTGCGTGCGAGTCTGATCCGCGTTGTATTGGTCAGCTGTACACTAAGTGCCGTCGTTCTGGATATACCAATATCTGTTCTTCAGTTTTGGTTGATGAAGCTACTCAGATCAAAGACAAGCTTCTTGGCATCCAATCAAAAACAGGTAAAGACGCACAAGAAAACATCTTCATGAAGAAGGTGGTGTACATGTTCAGGAGCTACCCCTTCTTCTTTAAACCCATTCAAGACGGTACTACAAACCCTCGAATGGAACTTGCCTTTCGAGAGCCATCAAAAAGAATTACGAAAAACAACAAGACATCACAGAGTGGTGAGGCGTTGAATACAGTAGTCAATTGGAAAAACACCACCAACAATGCATATGATGGTGAGAAGCTGCACCTGTTGTATCTTGATGAGGCTGGTAAATGGGAAAAGCCTACGGACATAAGGGACGCCTGGAGGATTCAAAGAACTTGTTTGATCGTAGGGCGGAAAATCGTAGGAAAGGCCATGGTAGGAAGCACCGTAAATCCAATGGACAAAGGGGGGAAGGAGTACAAAGATTTGTGGAACGATTCAAACCCAGCGGAGAGAAACAAGAATGGGAGGACTAGATCTGGACTGTACAGGCTGTTCATCCCAGCTTTTGAATCACTAGAGGGATTTTTTGATTTGTATGGGGAGCCTGTAGTTAACGACCCTGATTCTTCTGTTGAAGGGATTGATGGGGAAGAAATCTATACTGGTTCAAAGTCTTACCTAAAAAACGAAAGGCAAGGGCTTTTGGAAGATCCCTCAGAACTGAATGAGGTTATCAGACAGTTTCCATTTACTACAGACGAAGCATTTAGAGACAGCGTTCAAAGCACTCTGTTTAACATCACCAAGATTTATGAGCAGGTGCAATACAATGATGACCTGTTTCCAAATCCAGTGGTGGTAGGAAACTTCTATTGGAAGAATGGAGAGCAAGACACAGAAGTCGCATTCAAGCCTGACCCCAATGGTAGATTTCATATTGGATGGATGCCGCCTCCAGAGATGCGAAATCAAAAAAAGTTTGACAGAAACAAACGAGTTGCACCAAACGCGAACATAGGTGTTGGCGGTGTTGACTCCTATGACCTTGATGCAACAGTAGACGGCAGAGGATCTAAGGGGGCAATGCACATGTTCAACAAGTTCAACATGCATCACCCATCAAACATGTTTGTTTTAGAATACGCTTCGCGCCCACCCCTGGCCAAGATCTTCTATGAAGACTGCCTCATGGCGTCTGTGTTCTACGGATACCCGCTGTTAATTGAAAACAATAAGTACGGCATCGCAAGATATTTTGAATCAAGGGGTTACGATGGATACTTATTGGATAGGCCTAGGCATTTATCAAACAGTGCTGGCGCCCAAAGAGTAAAGACAAAAGGAATCCCCTCCAACTCACAGGATGTTATTCACGCCCATGCCCAGGCTATAGAGGCATACATACATGATCATGTAGGAATAAATCACGATAGTGGTGAATATGGAAAAATGTATTTCAATAGAACCCTGGAAGATTGGATTGGATTTAAGATCGACAATCGAACCAAGTACGACCTTAGTATAAGCTCTGGTTTGTGCTTGTTGGCTGCCCAAAAAGAAAAAACAAAACCCAAATCTAACTTCGAAGAGAAGAGATTTTTCCGCAGATATAACGTAACTCGTTGATTACTTATATTTGCAAAAGGTAAAATGGAATCCCTATCTAATGCAGGACACAAAAGGTACGAGTAAAGGGTTCCCAAATCCTCTTGCCTCCCCAGAAGAAAAAGCATCAAAAGCTTACGGTATTCAATATGCAAAAGCTATTGATTCACAGTGGGGAAGGATGACGGATGTTGGGAGTCTTGTAGGGAAAAGAAATAGAATATTTGCCAGAAGCAGAGACTATGCTCTTGGCACTCAGGACACAAACATTTACAAGCAGCTCCTTAACAGCCTCGATCCAAATGGGGGTGATGGAAGCTTGATGAATCTTGATTATACTCCAGTACCTGTTCTGCCTAAGTTTGTTCGCATTGTAGCAAACAAGATTCTTGCAAAGAAGATGTACCCTAACCTGGAGGCTGTTGACCCTCTGTCTACATCTCAAAAGAACAAGAATAAAAGATTTCTGAAGTCTCAAGTTGCCAACAAGGAGTTGTTGATGCAATTCAAAGAGAAGACAGGACAATCACTTGGCGAAGACCCTGCATCCCTTCCTGATTCAGCTGAAGAAATTGATATCCTGTATGGAGATAACATCAAGACAGGAGGAGAGATATCTGCTCAGATTGCAACAAATCTTACTTTGGAGTGGAATCAATTTGAAGATTCTATCTTCAGAAGATCTGTAAATGATCTGGTGGCTTTAGGAATCGCAGTTGTTAAAAGGTCAAATGACCCAAACACTGGGATTAAAACAGAGTATGTCGATCCGTCTCTGTTTATTCATAGCTACACAGAAGACCCAGGTTTTAATGATCTAACTTACGCGGGTCACATCAAGAAGATTTCTATTGCTGAATTGCGTAGGCTTGCAGGGGACGAGCTTTCTGAAGAGGACCTTAGCAAAATTGCAAACAAGGTCAAGGGTACAAACGGCAACAATGCCAGTAAGTACAGCACAAAAAAATACGACCAGGACCTTAACACCATGACATATGGGTACGACGAGTACACTGTAAATGTTTTGGATTTTGAGTTCCTGACCGTTGAGACAATGCACTTTGAAGAGAAAGAGAATCGCTACGGCAATTTTAATTTCTTCTACAAAGGATTTAGCTATAAGCAGCCCAAAGGTTCTGTCTATGAAAGACGACCACAATGCATGGACATTAAGGTTGTTTACGAAGGGAGCTACATTGTTGATTGCGGAATGTTGTTTGGGTATGGCAAAAAGAAAAATATCCCTAAGAACATTCACGACCTCTCACAAGCAACCTTGTCCTACTCAGCTTCTGCAGTCAATCTGAAAGACATGATGCCTAAGTCCATGGTGGACAGCTGCACAGGGTTTGCTGACATGCTTCAACTTACTCACCTCAAGATTCAACAGGCGATTGCAAAGGCAAAGCCAGATGGATTGGTGATTGATATTGAAGGGCTGGAGAATGTACAGCTTGGCAAGGGGGGAGAGCTTCAGCCTCTTGACCTTCACGACATTTACGAACAGACTGGTGTGTTCTACTACAGGAGCAAGAACCCAGAAGGTGGATTCCAGAACCCACCTGTTCGAGAGATTGGCAATAGCATTAGGAACATCAATGAGTTGATTGGTTTGTACAATCACTATCTAAGAATGATCCGCGATACAACTGGAGTAAATGAGGCTGTGGACGCCTCTACTCCTAAGGGTGATGCTTTGGTGGGTGTTCAGCAACAAGCTATTCAGGCAAGCAACAATGCCACATACGACATCACAAATGCTTCTTTGATTCTCTTCAAAAAAGTTTGTCAGGATATTATCAAGTGCATTCAGATCTTGCCAGAAGAGTCTGTGATTTATGGGGCCTACAAAAGAGCCCTTGGCAATGAGAACATGGATGCCTTGTCATCATTCTCAGAACTGCCTATGTACAACTTTGGAGTTCTTGTCACAAAAGACATGGAGGACAAAGACAAGGCTTATCTAGAGCAGAACATTCAGATGGCCCTTCAGCAAAAAGAACTTGATCTGGAAGATGCGATTGCTGTTCGAGGACTGAAAGATGTAAATCAAGCTGAAAGACTTCTTATTGTCAAAAGAAAGAAGAGAATGCAGCGCGTGGCTGCCATGGCAGATCAAAACTCTCAGCGTCAAAAACAAGAAGCTCTTCAGGCAGCTCAAGCAGCGTCTCAGCTCAAGATTCAAGAAGCTCAAGTGGAAGCTCAGCTTGATATGGAAAAGATGAAGCTGAAGAATGAGATGGAATCTCAGCTTGAGACAATGAGACATGAGTTTAGGCGAGAGATTGAAATGATCAAAGCCAAAGCCACTCTTGGATTTAGAGAAGAAGATCAGGCATTTAGAGAGAAGCTTGAAGTTCTCAAAGAGGATAGAAAGGATGAGCGCTTGGAAGCTCAAACGGCGGATCAAAGCAAGCTTATATCTCAAAGGCAGGGCAAGAGGGAAGAAGTTGTAAAGGAGACAAAAGGATTGGTAGATAAAATATTTGAGGACTGATGGCTGAAACAGCAAATTTTGATACAACAGAGGAGCTGAACATCGTTTGTAGAGAAGGTGACACCTTTTCTATGACAGTGAATCTCAAGGATTCTAGTGGCACAGGCCTCACTCTTGTGACTGACGAGTATGTTTTTTACATGCAGGTCAAGTCAATCACTCGCGTTGGAGATAAAAGAGCTGGCAGACAAATAGAAAATGTCGTTCTTCAAACACCAAGCATTACAAAGGGTCGAGATACAGATGTTAGAGCATTTGAAGCGCCAACCTTAGATAACAGTGGTAACGTAACTATTGAGGCATCTGCAGAAACCATGAGCTTGATTGCACCTGGATCATATGTGTATGATCTTAAGTACGTTAAACCAAGCTCTACTGGGCTCGATACTCACAAAGGAGTGTTGAGAGGTTCTTTTGTAATCAATTCACAGGTAACTGATGTATTCTAATGTCTGTATCTGTAAGCACAACGGCGGCTAACCAAGTTAGTGTTAGCGTAGATGGAACTACGCAGCTTTCATTTACGACACAAGAGTCTTCCGTATCTGTAACTGAGGCTGCGGCCATATCTGTTACTGTTAACGAGAAAGGTCCAAAGGGGGATACTGGTGCCACGGGCGCCCAGGGTCCTACAGGTGCTACAGGTCCAGCTGGGGCTGATGGAAAGTCTTACACTATATCATGTGTTGACGGTGACAACAGTGATGAGGAGAAGATTAGACTTACAGACAATGATGGGACAACAGATGATGTAGTTCTTGAGGCAGGCACTGGGCTTTCTATCGCTAGATCTGGTGATAAGATCACATTCACCAATACCGTAACAGATACTGATACAGTCTTGACCTCTGAGCAGGTTCAGGATATCGTGGGTGCCATGTTTACTGGCAATACAGAAACACGCATATCTGCTACATACGAGGACTCTGACGGCACTATTGATCTGGTGGTTGATGACATGACCGCTGACACGCAGCTTACCACAGAACAAGTTCAAGATATTGTGGGGGCCATGCTTACTGGCAATACAGAGACCCGCATCTCAGTCACTTATGAAGATAGTGACGGTACGATTGACTTTGTTGTAGATGACATGACCGCCAACACT